TTCAAAAATCTGCAGAGCGTCGGATTAAAAAAGAAAATCCTGTAGAATACTTAAAGCACAAACACGGTTCTTTAGAACAAGCCAGTACAGCCTTAGGTCAACCTCAAGCGCAAAGCTGGCAACAACTTGTTCCTTATATTAAATAAATGGCTCCTTTTACTCCTTCTTGGTCAGACTCGTTTAAATACGACGGAGGCTCCTTTGGCGGGGGCGGGAACAGTTTTGGTTCTGGCTGGAATCCAGGCTCTGGCGGTTTTAGCGGAATTGGTGTGGATTCAGATACTTGGAATAAGGGCCTTAATTCAACTAGGGACTTTGGAAAATCTTATGATCCTTTTGGTCTGAACGCAAAGAAAAAAGAAAATCCCTGGGGTGACGTTGCTCGTTTTGCTGGAGATAAATTAAGTGAGTACATGCAAAGCAAGGGCGAACAAAGTGGTAAAATCTCTGCTAGTGGTGGAGGCGGAGTTGCTCAAAGTGGTGACTTGACAATTGTTTACCCACAAACCCCGACTGTAATCCCAGCGGGCGGGAAGAGTGGTATTGGTGGCACGATTGGTTCTATTGCTGGCGCAGCTCTTGGTACGTTGATTGCCCCAGGTATTGGTACAACTATTGGCGGACAGTTAGGCGGTGCTGCCGGCTCAATGTTTTAATTAAAACAAAAGCTTATCTCCATTAAAATAACTACTAAGAGAGAATAATTATGAATCCCTGGCTTTTAGCGTCAATCGGGCTTCCTGCAGTAGCAGGTGCGTGGCAAGCTGGTTCCCAAGCCGCAGCAGAAGGTCAAAATCCTTTGCAGGTTGCAGGAGCTTCTTTACTCGGTGGCGTAGGTGGTGGGGCCCTTGGTTACGGTGGTACAAAGCTCGGTCGTTTTGCCGGAGAAAGATTAGCCAGTACAGCTTTAGGCCAAAGCGCACTTGGAAAGGGAACCGGAGCATTGATGAGATTAGCTGGTGGTCCTGTTGCTCCTCTTACCTCAGCTGCTATCTCCACCCCTCTTGCTGCTATCGGTGGATCTTATCTACCCTTACTGGCTGCCCCCCTCGCTGCTGGTGCAACTGGGTTAGCCGGTAAAATCGCAGGACCAACTACTGGCGCCGCTACAACCATTGCGCAACAGCAACAACAGAAACTTGCAGATATTCAAAATCAACTTGATCAAACACAGGCTTTATCCAGACTCCAGCAGTTAAAAAATGAGCCTATTTCGTTGACAGACGTAACGACTGGCATCGGTAATACTGCACGCGTTGCTGCTGGGCTAGAAGCTCAACTTCAACGTAATGAGCGAGTTAAAGATTTTCTTGCGTACTTGCCGTTGAATGAGCAAGTTAAAAAGAATGAGATGGACCGCATGATGGCGGCTGCTCAAATTCGTCAGAACATTGCAACAGGCGCTGACATGCTCCAAAGCGGCTATCGCACTTCTCAGCAAATCGGTGCTAACGCTGCTTCTCAACTTGGTAGCGCACTGAGCGCTCAGTACCAGTACAGCTGATGTCAAACACATCTTCTTCTCCCGAAGCGTACCCAGGTGCTCAATTTGGGTTAGTTTTTACCAATCCAGATGCACGTGATTGGTTAAAATCTTTTACATACAAACTTCCTCAAAATTTATTAGATCTTAAGGCCACCGACAGCCAAACCCCTGCCCCTACTGGTGAACCGTATTCTCAAACGGTAAAAGATCGATTAGATTACGCAAAAGGTTATTTCCCAATCTGGCAACAAATGCAGCAAAGTGCTGCCAAGGCATCTGCAGAATCAACCAGACAACAAATTTCAGATTTATTTCCATACTTAAGTGCTGCTTCAGCTGAAGCAACTGCACGCAACCTTGCAGCCAGTACAAAGTTTCTCCTAACTAAGGAGCAGACACCTACCGCTCAAGCTGCACGCAATGTTGCAGCCCAGAGTCAAATCACTTCCTCAGCTGGAGCAGAAGCAGAGCGTGACCGCGCAACTGCAGCACAATTTTTAGCAGCAGCACAAGGTCCTGCTAAATACTCCGGAACAACGTTCCGCATGGCTTGATCTGAATCCTTTTGTTATACTGTTAACTAAGAACCGAAACTGTCATGGGTAAGAAAAGTTCACCAGCACCCGCCCCTGCTCCGCCCCCGGAACCCGTTGCGGTACCGACGCAGTCGTTGCAAACTCAGACTGCATTGGCTGAGGTCTCTGGTGCACAGTCAAGACTGAACATGACACTTGGCGCCCAACTAGATCAGCAGAACAAGGAGTTCTTCACGACTCAAGATATCCGCCAGACCCAAGCCACTGGTGCAGAAACACGCCTAACTTTAGGTAAGCAAGGCGAGGAAGAACGTGCCAGCATTGGCGCAAGAGGTGAACAAGAGCGCCTTGGTTATGAAACACAAGGCGCGCAGCAACGTCTTGGTTATCAAACTCAAGGGGAGGAAACCCGTAAAACAGTTTCTACTACTGGAAGAGAAACCCGTAAAACAAATCTGCAGCAGAGTATGCAGCAAAATTATGTTATGGGTCGGCAGCACGATTGGGCTCAAGATGCTTATCGCATGGGTGGTCCTAAAGCTTCACAACCCAGCTCAGCACAACCAGGGCTTATTGAATAAAAAGCGTTACAATAAACACCTGACGCTTTTTATCAATGCAGAGTTGGATCCAGTCTTTAACTGAAAAAGACCGCGAATCCTTTCTTGCTTTCTGTAAGAAAACTTCTTCTCCAATTCAAATGTACTTGTATTCCCGGTTTCTCGGGTTTACGGGTTCCATCGTGGAGTGCGATGATTGGGCTAAAGAAGAGTTTAAGAAAAGAAACTTCAACGGAATTATGGAAATGGAGATCGACTCCATGCAACAAGATATTTCTAAACTCCGTGATGCAATTGATCTTGGCATGATCAAGCAAGATATGGGAGCCTCGCGCATTGCCATGCTTCAAAAAGAACTTCGCGGCACGATCAAACAATTAAATGATGAAAAACATTTAACTGATAAACAAGGTTTAATTCTTGCTGGAGCTGATCGTGCTCTCAGGGAGGTGCTGTTGATTTTTCGTGACGACCCCATCGAAGGCCCGCTTGAAGAAGCTTCTATGGCCGTGTGGACAAAGATCCTGCAAGAAGAATCTTAAGGTGTAGTGCGCTAGGGTAAGCGCATGGCAAAATTCATTTCGCTTCCAACCAAGGATATTGACGAGAAGCTGGAGCTGTGCTCACTTTCGCCAAGCGGTCTGCGTTGGAAATCTCAGGCTTGCCGGAACGTAAAAGCAGGTGACCCTGCTGGATCCGTAAATTCCAGAGGGTATTGGCGTGTTCAGTTAAATCAAAAAACATATTTAGCTCACCGAATTATTTTTTATTTGCAAACCGGAAAAGACCCTGGATCTCTGCTTATAGATCATGTCAACGGGGTTCAAGACAATTTTTCTTTAAGACTTGCTACACCTCAACAAAATCAATACAACAAACAAAAAGCAACTGGTAAGACCAGCCGTTACAAGGGGGTTGTTTTTACTACTCAGAATAAAAAAAATAATTGGAAAGCAACCATATCCTTGAATGGTAAAAATAAATTAATTGGTTACTATTCAAACGAAACTGATGCAGCCGCAGCGTATGATGAGATGGCCAAAAACATCTTCAAAGAATACGCATCTACTAATTTTTAAAAGTGGCGGGCACCTCACTGTATTCCGTTTATCGCAGAACCGCACGTGCTGCAGCAAAACAACAAGTTGTTAAAAAAACTTCCAACATTGACGTTGAAAGAGCTCGTATTGACTTTGCTTATTTCTGTGACGTTGTTGGAGATAAGCCTCCTGCTGCTCACCATAAAGAATGGCATCGGTACCTTTGCACTGGTGACAACACTGAGTGCTTAGTCGGTATTGGTGGCCCGAATATCGATATTTTGGCTCCACGTGGATCAGCAAAATCTACAGTCCTCGGTCTGTACACAGCCTGGTCAATAGGAGTCCATGCTCTGCACAAGAAACCATTAAAAATTCTTTATATTTCTTACACGGTTGACGTTGCTCGACCCAAGAGCGCAGCAATCAAACGAATTATTGAAGAAAGTAAAACATATAGAGAAATTTTTCCAATGGTAAAAATTGCCAAAGGCATCAACTCTAACGAATATTGGAGTATTGATTGGAAGTTTGCTGGCATTAAATCCACTGGTGAAGAAGAATTTACAATCTGCTGTGCAGGCCTTAAGGGTGCAGTGACCTCTAAACGTTCACATCTTTGTATTCTGGATGACGTTGTTAAGAGTGCCGACGATATTAAAAACCGCGACATTCGTCAAATGATGGAAGATAACTGGAACTCAGTTATTGTTCCTACTATGTTTGAGGGCGGTAGGGCCATCTGTCTTGGTACCAGATTTCGCCACGATGACATTCACAACACTACCTTTACACCTGTAAATGACTGGGTTCAAATTGTTCAGTCCGCAATTACTGTTGATACTGGCGGAGACGAAATCTCCTATTGGCCTGAAATGTGGTCCTTGGAATACCTTCAAGATCGCCGTCGTCAAGCTCCTATCAGCTTCAGTTTTCAGTATCAAAATCAAATTGTTCAAACCAGTGAGCTATCGATCTCACCAGATTTAATTGTTAAAGGTCAAATTTCTACCGAATTTGATTGTCTAGGTATCGGCGTTGATCTTTCTGCTGGCGTTAGGGAGCGTAACGACTACACGGTTATGGTTCTTGGTGGACGCGTAGGCGACAAGATCCACATTATTGATTGCAAACGCATCCGGATCATGGGAAACCTGGAAAAATTGGAATCTTTAATGGAAATGTGTTACGAGTGGGGAATCGTACACAAAGACGGAAACCAATATCATGCTGGTGCAAGCCATGTTGATGTTTGGTCCGAAGCGGTTGCGTACCAGGCTTCCTTAGAAGCGGACTTCAAGCGGATTTGCCTTGGCGATCACGGACTGTACAACATTAACTGGCACGCGGTCAAAGGATTCCGTGGGGATAAAGTTGCGCGTTTTAGGGGGATTATGGGTCTGTTCGAACAGCGCAAACTTGTATTTAACAAGTATCGCAAATTTCAAGCCTTGACTGATGAAATTGTGAATTTTGGCGTAAGCTCACACGACGACTGCGTCGATGCTCTCGTCTGGCTTTGCAACGGATTGATGACCAGGGGTAAGCTTGAGTTGGAATATTAGGGTTAAAGTAATCTGGATTTAAACTTATAAAATCACTCAACAATGTCTACCGGATACTACATCATCGAATTAGACCAGGACGCATACGGTTCTGCTGTTGTGCCCTTGCCCGACGAATTGTGCCACGACATGGGGTTGTCCCCAGGTGAACGTTTTGACGTTGAAGTGGAGGATGATGTTATCACCCTTAAAAGGCTGTACGCCGGTTACGAAATTGAGGCATAATAGATACAGAGTCTCCTAACGAATGTCCGAAAACAAAACCGTCCTAGAGGATTTCATCCGGTCAGTCGTCAACAGGGATTCGGACGGTGGCGCCGATACCATGCTGTTGAACGCCCACCTATCCCAAATGAAAATGTTTGGGATCCGTCAAGGCGTCGAGTTTTTCCCGCAGCAGGATAACTTTGGCACTCAACGCTTTGATTTCATTCAACAAGTCATCAAATTTAATAAGCTGGATGCCAGGCTTGATTCCATGTGGGATCGGTTTCTGGCTTACGGCAAAGGTCTTTTTTATATTCGCCCCACTAAAAAAACGTACCGTCTGTACTGGTTTGATAAAGATGCGTACCGAACTTATTAC